TTTGGTTCTTCGCCTGTTGCAATAAGTCAAAAACATGGTGCTGGTTGGAACTTTACTGGCGTAACGGGAATGTTATTTTCGCCAGTTACAGGCAGTTCAAATATACCTGTTTATACACTAGAGTATTACGGTGGATTTCCAAGTAATACAGTAGGCAGCAGCCCTGAAATGGGTGGTATTAGTTTAGCTCGACAAGTTAACAGGGGAGGGTTTGACTTTTCGCTTTACGGTAATCAAACTCCATCTGGGGGAACTAACACAGCATCCGTAAAACAGAATCAACCTGAAAATAACGTAAATTCAAATCTTGATGACACAGGCAATTACTACGGCGGCGGTGGTTTCTTCTCATCATCAAGGTCGGCATCGGTGTCCGAGGAGCCATCACTATACGGACTTGGAGACAGCGGAGGCGACACTCAAGAAGGCGACTCTAATAGCACACAAAACTCTAGTGCAAACGGCGATGTTGACACATTCGCAATCGGTGGCAGAGCAGATAACTCAGAAACATATTTTGATAACGTAGTAGTTGAAGCAAGACTTGCGTTAAACGTAATACCTATTAACCAGCGTAAGCACAACGCATTAAACTATAATGACCCTGCAACATTCTGGACACAATCAACACCTGACGACCCGAGTGGCGGAGGCTCAATATCCGCATCAGTAGCCCAAACAATAAACAAGCCATCATTCTCAATAGCATCAAGTTTTTCTGATCCTGTTTTTTTAACAGCGGATGTAGCATACACAATTGCTAAACCTGTATTCAATGTTATTGCATCAGAAACAGTACCAACTTTTACTTCTGCATTGTCATTGAATGTATCTAAACCTACATTCGCAACATCAGCATCAAAGAGTGCGCCAACATTTACATCTGAATTAGATGTCAGATTAAGCAAGCCAGTTTTTGCAACTGCAGCATCTAAATCTGTACCAAGATTTATATCTAGTTTGGCGGTCAATATAACTAAACCGATATTTGCTAGCTCTGCTTCTAAGTCAGTTCCAATATTCAGATCATCATTAGCCGTTGATGTTAGCAAGCCCATATTTTCGATCAACGCAGAGAATGGTCAGTTAGTAATAACGTCAGGTATTTCATTATCAGTATCTAAACCTATATTTAGTGTTGCAGCAGAAAAACAAGTATTAATAAATTCAGCTATTAGATTATCAGTAAGTAAGCCATTATTTAGTTTTGCATCGTCAAATAGTGTGCCAATATTTACGGCTGAAACTTCTTTTGATGTAGCTAAACCATTATTTAGCATTAACGCAAACATACAGTTATCAACAAACACCTCAAGCATTGATTTTTTGTTATCTAAACCGGTGTTTAGCGTTACATCATCAATTACTGTGCCTGAGTTTATTACTAATATTAACTTTGGTATAATAAAACCATTGTTTAGCGTGGGCGCTAGATTAGGTCCAACTCCTGATCCAGATTCAAACTTAACAGGTTTAACATTTACTCAAGTAAGCAAGGACTATTCACTCAATCAATTAAGCAAAGACTACTCACTAATAGATGTCACCGCTAAAATAACCTTAACGGAGGTCAAATGATTACATATCAAACAGCAGGCTCAACCACAAAAACTGATTATGAGACTAAAATCAACGGCGAACCGTTTAATCTTGTTGCCGCTGGGATCGTCAGGATAGAAGCTTTTGATCAAGGCGATAGTATATCTAGCGATAATACAAATATTACATTTGACACAACAAAAATCAGTATTGCATGGGGTCAATTGCCCTTATCCGTTGGCACATATGCGCCTGTGATTTACGGATATAAATCAGGCGATACAGAAGGGACTTTATTGATTGGCAGCGTAGAGTCACCGTTAAAATTGATAATTGAGCGCGATGGCAGAGAGGAAACAAACCCGGCTGACGCTTTGATATTAGCTGAAAATTGCTACATAACTTTAGCTAACTTTAAAGCTTGGGCCACATTGCGCGGTAATGCATTTAATAGTTTTAGTGATTCTGCTATTGTGGCGGCTATTGTTGTTAGTGGGTTAGATTACATTACGCCTACATTTACCTTTAAGGGTACAAAGATAAACGAAGAACAACCTCTACCTTTACCCACTGACCAGGTAACTATTGCCAATATTGAAAGCGGCGCGGCTCAGGCAGCATGGCAGCAATTAAGCGGTCGATTGTTTGTCTCGATTGATGAGCAAAATGTAAAAGGCGATGTAATTGAAGAAGAAAGCAAGATTGATGTATTGGAAGAATTAACTAAGTACCAACCAGGCACAGCGCTTGCTAGTAAATTCAGTACTACACTTATACGCTCATTGCTAAAGCCGTATATCATTGGCACAAACAATATTTACAGGGTTTAATATCATGGCCAAATTTGATTACACAAAAGCACAAACAACAGCTAAAAGATTAATAGATAAGTTTGGCGACGCTGGCACTGCAACTAAAAAAGGTCAAGAAGGCGGTTTTGATCAGTTTGGAGATTCAACCACAGCCACTGATGATGTAGTAATAAGCGGCACTATTACGCCGCTACTTTCATTTAAGGCAAGCGAAGTAGACGATGTTTTTGTATTGTCTACAGATTCATATGTTTTTTTTGACAGTGAGCAACTGCCAGAGATAGGAATGATTACGCAAGGGTTGCGCGTAGTTAATGTTGTAAAACTAACATCTGTTGAAGGTGTTCGCGTCTACTGCAAGTTACAGTTGCGAAAATAATGAGCCAGTTTTCAAAAATAGCCGCGACTAATAAAGGGCGAATGAAAAAAATTGCTAAACAAGCGTATATTGTTACTGTTCAAAAAGTAAATAAAAGATCGCCGTTTGATACTGGATTATTTAAAAATAATTGGTTTACTGCCTTGAATACGCCATCTCAGAAAATAACAGCGAGAATTGGTGGGGCATTTGGTGAGCCACAATCTAATTCTGTTGACGATGCAATTGGTATTAAATTTAATATTGGCGAAACGTTGTTTTTAACTAACTCATTGCCTTACGCGGATCGCTTAGAGTATGGGTGGTCTGATCTAGCGCCTAGAGGTATGGTAAGAATATCCGCAAGCGAATGGACGCAAACAGTTAATACGGTAATAAGGTTGACAAAATGATTAATAAATTCAGTGTTGCAAAGGCACTTGGCGATAAGCTAAAAGATGTTTGTACCGATAACAGTTTTACCCTAATACCACAGGGCGAAAGCATTGAAACAAGCGTAACAAGCTCTTATGTTAGGGACTTTGTATTGTATGGTGATGATAATCCTGTCGGCCTAGCTGATGCGAGCAGTGATATAATGTTAGGTATCTATCAAATTAATTTATTAACGCCATTAACTGAAAATGGTGGTAAATGGGTTTCGTTATCTAACGCGGTAATTATTCAAACTGCATTTATTCGCGGGTTGACACTAACTCACAACAGCCAATCATTGCGCATTAAAAGCACATCATTGACACAACTTAGCAAGACAGAAACTCATTACGTTCATGTTTTAAGTGTAAGTTTTAGTGTTATTGACTAAAATTTAGTATTACTCACCGTTTGTGTTAAAATACAATTCGGATGATTAATTAATTATTACTATTTACCTTTGAAGGAAATTTATTATGACTGCAAGAACATCCGCCGGTACAATTATATCAATTGGGCCAGCCCCTGCTACACTAGACAGTTCAGGCTTTGAAGCCGTTACTGTAGTGCCAATTGGGGAAATCACAGACGCAGGTGAATACGGCAAAGTGTTTGCTTTAGTTACTCACAACCCACTTTCAAGCCGTAGAACTGAAAAGTTTAAAGGCTCGTTTAACAACGGATCAATTACGCTTGCGTTGGCGATTAACGAAGCTGATACTGGTCAAGTTAATGCGCGTGCTGCATTGGAAACAGACGACAGCTTTACCATTAAAGTGACTAAGCAAAACGGTTCAATTGATTACTTTACTGCTCAAGTTATGTCATTTACTACCTCAGTTGGTAGTGTTGACTCTATTGAGTCGGGTTCAATTATGCTTGAGATTGATAGCGAGATAGTACCAGTAGCAGCCGCTTAATTTAAAATTAAGTTAGTAATATTAAGCCCTCTTTATTGAGGGCTTTTTGTTATTTGCACTGCTCCGACCAGTGAGATACAATGCGCTTATCGGCTTGACTAAGTTAACGTAACTGAACGCGGATTCATCCACCGTTGTCGAGCCGGTTTTATTTTTGGGTGTAATAATTAAGGTATGAAATTATGGATTTATTAAAATTAGATGTCGTTAAGCAAGCTAACTCTGGCGCATTACTTGAACTTGTACACCCTAGCACTGGAGATTTATTGACAGATGAAAAAGGGAAAAACCCAAAAGCGTTTTATTTGCGCCTTTTAGGATCTGACTCTGATACTTATCGCAACGCTATTAAGCGTCGATTTGAGCAAACACAAGGCAAGAAAAAGCAAAAGGTTGACTTGGACGAAGCACAACGCAAAGGTGCTGAATTACTTGCTCGTTGTACAACTGAATGTTATTTGATTGAAGATGGTAAAGCGGTCGAGTGTACACATTCAGAAATGATGCGCTTGTATCTAAAATACCCCTGGTTACGTGAACAGGCCGAAGAGTTTATTGGTGATCGCTCAAATTTAATGACGAGCTAAGTCAGCAACTTAGCACTTACGCAAAACAATTGGCGTGGCTTCATGCTACGCCAAAAGCTAACGACAAAGATACGAACACGCGAAGTCGATTAGAATTATTACCAGATGAACACCCGGCTAAAACGTTGCCAGAGATACCAGATTTTTTTGCTATGCTATTTCAATTGTCGGGTGTTTGTTTAACTGGGGCAATGTCTGTTACGCCCTTAACATGGCAAGAGCTACAATCGTTTAGCAATCAATCTGCCTACAATCTATCAGGATGGCAATCTGAGCAACTTATATTGATGAGCCGAGCCTATTGTAATATGTCGCACAAAGCCAAAGAGAAAGCCTGTACAGCGCCATACAGCGAATCTACACTTGATGAGCTTTACGACAATGAAGATAGATTGCAAGGAATGCGCGATAAAGTATCTAAGCAGTTTGAAGGCTTTGCATCTGGACTTAAAAAGAAACCCTCGCGATGAGGGTTTTTTGCTATGGGTTAATATACTACTGCTAAGACCAGTGTTTATTTTTGCGCCTCTTTGCGCTTAGTGTTAAAATAACTCAGCGTTCATCAATAGGTCTATAAAATGTCAGACATTGCACAACTCGGTTTCTCTGTAAACACTCGCGGCTTAGTAACTGGCGAGCGTGCATTAGATGGCTTTGCTCGAAAAGGTGAGAATACAGAACGGCGGATTGGCAACTCTACAAAGTCAATGAACAACGATTTTATGTCATTAAATAAAGTTATTGGCATGGTTGGTATCGCCTTAGCTGCAATTGGCGGCGCAAGTTTGGCCCGTGATGTTGCTAATTATTCTGATCAATGGAAAAACGTTAATAGCCAGTTACGACAAGTGACAGATAATGAGGCCGATCTCCTAAAAGTCAGAGCGCAATTGTTAACTGTCACAAAAGAAACGCGCGGCGAGCTAACTAATACAGTAAACCTATACGCTGAAATGTTGCGCGGTACAAGCGACTTAGGTATATCAAGCGAAAGATTAATTGGTGTCACTAGAACACTAAATAACTTATTTGTTGCCGGTGGTAAGCCTATCAGCGAATCAGCCGGGGCTATCAGACAGTTAAACCAAGGTTTTGCTGCCGGTGCATTGCGTGGTGATGAATTTAACTCAGTCGCTGAGGGCGCGCCAAAAATATTAGATGCGCTTGCTAGTAAACTAAACATGACTCGCGGCGAGTTAAGAGCATTCGCGGCAACTGGTGGTATAACCGCTGAAATAATGATTGGCGCATTAGAAGGCTACCAAGATGCGGCGCAAAAACTAGCGGATCAAACAGAAAAAACATTTGGTCAAAACCTGCAAAACGCAAATACAAATGTTGTCGAGTTTGTAGGTAACTCAAAGCTTATGCGCGATGCTGTTGGCGGTGTTGGCTCAACTCTTGAAAGTGCCTCCAAAAATCTAGGTGCGTTGTCAGATGCATTTCTTGCAGTCGTGGGTGTTGTTACCGTTGCTCTAATACCTGCATTTGCAAGATATATAATTTCCTTAGGCGTAACAGCGAAAGCGCAACTACTAGCCGGTACTTCAGCAATACGCACAGCGACAGCAATGGGAATAGTCACCACCACAACTGCAACGGCCACAGTCGCAACTAATGCGTTAGGTATTGCAACAAGATTTTTGCTTGGTCCATTTGGATTATTAATTGCAGCACTTGGTGTAGGCGTAACCGCATTCATTGGATCAAAAAATGCAGCCGCTCAGTTAACGCAAGAAATTAACGACATGAATACTGCGGTCGATGATTCAATTACTCTATACGACCGTTATATTAATAAAATATCAGACGCACAAGCGCAAAGCTTAAAGGGCATGAGTCAAGGCGCTATTCAAGACGAGTTTGATTTATCAAGCAGAAAGATATATGCATATCAAGAAAGGCTCAACAGGTTAATAGAATCAAACGCGTCATTTGCAAGAATTAGTGATTTAGAAACAAAGTTAAAACTTGAGAGAATACAACTTGAGGCACTAGGTGAAGCACTGCCAATTGC